GTGGGTTGCCACTGCTGACCAAACGGGTGCAGAGATTAAGGCCGCTTACGAAGCTGAAGCCGACACTAACGCCTACACTGATGCTGAGAAGGTTATCGTAGGTAACACATCAGGAACTAACACAGGTGACCAAACTATCCCTGTCTCCACTGTAGACTTTGATCCAGTAGGGACTGACAACTCGGACAACAACGCAGTAAACACCCTCTATAGTGGGTTGGTGTCGTACACGGATGCCGATGCTGTAGCTCTAAACACAGCTAAGGTAACTAACGCCACACACACAGGGGATGTGACAGGAGCTACTTCGTTGACCATAGCTGCTGGTGCTGTTGATATAGCTATGCTCAGTGCTACAGGAACAGCAGACGCTACTACATACTTACGCGGCGATAACACATGGGCAACGCCAGCAAGCGGTACTGCTGCGCCTTATGCGCACCTAATCATATCTTCTACACAGAACATGGGTGGCTCAAACGGAACAGTTCACTACGTACTGTGGGACGGTACGGCAATCAATGTGGACGCAGGGTTCACACACTCCACAGTGACAAACCCTAGCCGTGTGCAGGTTGATGCTAATGGAAGGTATGAGATCAAAGCCAATGTGTCTATCGCCCAAGGTGGTGGCTCAAGAACAACGTTTATGTCTGGTCTGCGTGTTAACGGGTCAACGGTGAACGTACGTGGGCGTCAACGTAACTACTCTCGCGGGTCTAGCTACGGAGATGCAAGCACGGGTCTGAATACAGAGATTGACCTGCTGGACGGTGACTACCTTGAGATGTCAATAACGGTTGATGACACAGACGGCTCTTACACATCAAATGCAGTGGTGGCTGAGTGTGAGTTTATCATCAGGAAAATAGCGTGATAAGGAAAGACAACTAATGGCTTACGATTATCTTGGTCTAGTGAACGATGTGAACGGTAGAGTCAATGAGACTCCCCTTACGTCGTCTAACTTTGCTTCTGCTGTAGGGTTCTACTCTACTGCTAAGGAGGCAGTGAACTCTGCTATCCGTGATGTTAACCAACAGGCTTACCAATGGCCTCACAACCATGTCACCTACAACGAGACCCTTGTAGCAGGTACCAATAGGTACTCATTCCAAGCAGACACTAAGACTATTGACTGGGGTACCTTCCGTATCCAAGAGGATGCTGCTCTAGGTAACGAAACATACCTCCTGAAGTTTATTGACTATGACGACTACCTTAGTAGGTTCCTCCCTAAAGAGTACTCACTCACAACGACAGACCGCTCAGTACCCCGTTACATCACTCGGGCACCTAACCTAGGCTATGTCGTCTACCCTGTCCCTGACAAGGCTTACACGCTCTCCTACGAGTACTTCAGTTTACCTACAGACCTTGACGTTAGTACAGACGTACCTTCTCTCCCTGTAGCCTTCCGTCACGTTATCGTTGATGGAGCTATGGTCTACGCTTATAACTTCCGTGGGGACACAGAGACTGCTGATCGTCTACAGGCTAAGTTCATTAACGGTGTTGAGAAGATGCGACAGATTTATATTAACAGCGACTTTGAGTATGTACGCGATACACGACTACTCCGTGGTGTCTCTGTAAGCAGCAATGGAAGTGTAGCCTAATGCCAACAAGATGGGAAACATTCCCTGTCGAGCTTACTGGTGGTCTTATCTCTAATCTGTCACGACTCCAACAAGGTCTGCAGATGCCAGGGTCAGGACGTATCCTTGAGAACTTCGAGCCATCCGTTAAGGGTGGCTATCGTCGTATCAATGGGTTCACCAAGTACTCACCGAATGTAGTGCCCGCTTACGGTGACGTAAGAGTACAGGCTTCAGGGCAGACGGGTACAAGCTTAGACATTGCTAACACCCACGAGACTCCTGTCATCGGAGATACCTTCACGGTAGCTGGTGTTTCAGGGACGTACACAGTCTCTGGGGTTTCGTACAGCTCTGCTGGTAAGTCAGCAACCTTAACCATTACTCCTGCACTAGACTCCTCACCTGCAGACCTAGCTGTCGTCTCCTTTGTAACAGCTAGCTCTCGTATTGAAGGAGTGTACTACAGCCCTGTGGGAGAGAAGACATTTGCTCTACGTGGTGGTGCTCTCTGGTCTAGTACTGGTGGTGCCTGGGGTTTAATCAGTACACCAGACTATGGAGACGTCCTTGTCAATGGTGGCTCACAGACCGGTACAAGCCTTATAGTGGACGATGTTACTTCAAACACCTATGTACCTCAAGCTGGGGACACATTCACTGTAGCAGGCGTAGAGCAGGTCTACACGGTAACTACTAACGCTACTGTGGCTTCAGGTGCATCGACCTTGACCATCACCCCTGCTTTAGCTACTAGCCCTGCGGATAATGCAGCTCTCACCTTCCTAGCTTTGTCACTCTCTGGTGGCACTAAGGCAAGGTTCCACCTGTTTAACTTCAACGGTACATTCAAGAACGTTATGGTGGACAACACTAACAACCCTGTTGTCTTTACAGGGACAACCTGTGTGTCCCTCCAAGGTTCCTCTGACGTTACAGGAGCTTCGTTTGTAGAGGAGTTTAAGGACCATCTGTTCTTCGCTAAAGGTGATTTGATTACTCACACTGCTCCGTTTGATGAGACTGACTTCGGACCTTCTAATGGTGCTGGTAGTTACCGTCTCCCTGACACATGCACAGGTATTATCACCTTCCGTGAGCAGTTGATTAACTTCTCTCAGTCAGACATTAGAAAGCTTCAAGGAACTAGCTCTGTAGACTTCACTCTCACTTCTATCGCTAACGACACTGGGTGTGTTGAAGGGGACTCTGTCAAGGAAGTAGGGGGTGACATACTCTATCTTGCTCCTGATGGTGTACGGTTCCTCGGTGCTACTGAACGTATCGGTGACTTTAACCTGTCGCTAGCCTCACGCCAGATACAGGAAGAGTTCAAAGAGTTTATCTCTGCAGGTTCATCTTACGCTACAGTGACCGTTAGAGGGAAGAACCAGTACCGTATCTTTAAGTACACTCAGAATGCTCTGTCCTCAAGTGCACAAGGCTACATCGGTTCTCAGTTCCTAGACCAGAATGCTCAAAGTATTAGCTGGAGTAAGACTAAAGGTATCAACGTATACCGTGTTCACTCTGCTTACACTAACGACGAGGAGTTTGTAGTCTTCAGTAACGATGACGAGTACGTTTACAGTATGGAGTCTGGTGACACCTACGATGGAGTGGACATCAAAGCGCTGTACTACACTCCTTTCATGGCTGTGAACGACCCTACTATCCGCAAGACAGCTTACAAGGTGAATACCTACTTTGACTCTGAGGGGGCTGTCACAGGTACACTTACTCTTAAGTACGACTTCAACAAACCTAAAAAGGTCCAGCCAAACGTAGTGCCTATTGACGGTGGTGGTTCCTTCTCTACCTGGGGCACTATGATCTGGGGTGTAGCCACCTACGGAGGACTGCCTGATACAACTATTGAGAACCATGTCACTGGCTCCTTCTTCACAGTAAGCCTCCAGTACGAGTTCACAGGTGGTTCTCCATTTGTACTCGATACAGCAATCTTAGAATACTCAACGAACGATAGGAAATAACTATGGGAACTGGTTACGTAAGAAACGACACAGCTAACAACATCGCTGATGGTAACGTAGCAGATGCTTCTGACATTGACGGTGAGTTCGATGCTGTTGTAGCTGCCTTTGCTACCTCTGGTCACACACACGACGGTACTTCTGCGGAAGGTGGACCAGTAACTGTTGTTGGCCCTACTCAGGATTACATTGGCGCTGCAGGAGACTTCTCTCCTAAGACAGATAGCGCCTACGACCTAGGTAAGACTGCTGTACGGTGGGCTAACACCTACCTAGACGCTCTTGATGTCTCTGGTAATGTGGTGGTAGCTGGTACAGTAGATGGACGTGACGTGGCTACTGACGGTACTAAGCTTGACACCATTGAGACCTCAGCTACGGCTGACCAAACGGGTGCAGAGATTAAGGCCGCTTACGAAGCTGAATCGGATACAAACGCATACACAGATGCTGAAGTAACTAAGCTTGCCGGTATTGAAGCTTCTGCTGATGTAACTGACGTGACTAACGTAACTGCTGCTGGTGCCTTGATGGACTCAGAAGTAGATGCAAACATAAAGACCTTTGTTCTCCCTGCTACCACTACTATCAGTACCTTTGGGGCTTCCCTAGTGGACGATGCTACTGCCGCTACAGCTCTGTCAACCCTAGGACTTACTGCTACTGCTGCTGAATTGAACGCTCTAGATGGTATCACCTCAACAGTTTCCGAGTTGAACATCCTTGATGGTGTGACTTCTACTACAGCAGAACTGAATATCTTAGACGGGGTAACTTCCACAGCGTCTGAGTTGAACTTTGTTGACGGCGTAACAAGCAACGTGCAGACACAGTTGGATGCCAAGGCACCTATTGCATCCCCAGCCCTGACTGGCGTTCCAACAGGGCCAACAGCAACGGCTGGAACAAACACTACTCAGCTTGCAACAACAGCATTCGTGCAAGCGGTTGCCACGACATCAACCACATGGACGCCAAGAATAAATACCGCAGCCGATACAGCTACCACATCACAAACGAACCAAACCGGGCAATATATTCGCATAGGCAACATGGTGACACTGTGGTTCAATATTCGCGGCATTGCTAAGGGCGACGCCGGGTCAGCAACGATGGTTATTTTTGATATTCCCTACGATGTTGGCGCTGGTACTTTGCTGCAGACAGTGGGGCAGGTGATAACATCTAATGTTTCAAATATCACTAACGCCCATCTTCGCATGGATGCAGGCGGGTCTGAAATTCTCCTTCTAAAAGATAGTCTAGTATCAAACGGCGTCTTTGTTACTGGTACAGACCTAGCCACGTCTGGTGTTGAATTGAATGGAACAATAACCTACTACACAGACGATCCAGTTTAACTATTGATTAAATTAAAGGAATGAAGTAGACAATGGCTAGAAAAGGAGACCAAACTATGAAAATCATCATGACTACCCTAGCCATTCTTGCGGCATCCCCAGCAATCTCTTGCGATAGTGTGCTGTTGCACGTGGCATCATATCACACAGACAGAGACTTGATCAAAGGCGTGAACGAAACGAACCTTGGTCTTGGTTGCGGTTTTGGTGTGACCGAGAATATATTAATTGAAGGCGGTTTCTACGAGAACAGCTATAGCGACATGACAGTGTACGGGATTGCAGCTCTGAAGCACAGCAGCGGCCTTGGCGTTTACGCTGGCATTGCTTCAGGTTATCAAGATGACATTGGCGTGGCAGATCATGGCGTGACCGGTGTTGCTGGTTTCGTGTATTCTAGCGATATTATGACCATCAGGGTTGCGCCTTCGTACAATGGCACGACCGGCACAAAAGGCGCGGTTGTGGCGCTGAGTATAAATATAGGCGGGTAAATGGCAGGGAACTTGCTGATCTACTAGGTGGTCTCCTTGATGCTCAGGACGAAGGTCACTACTGAGGTACTCCTTGCTAAAAGCAGAATAATAATATATACTACACACGA